CGGGTAGTGGAGTGGTTTATGACATTGCCAGACCCTACGTCACAGCAAGCAGCACTTGTAAGTGTCGTGACAGGGGCTATGACAGGTGCGTTTGCTGTATGGATGGGACATGAAAAATGAAATACAATAAAGACGATTTAATTAAAAAGCTGATTTCCCATGAGGGTTTACGTTTAGAAGTGTACCAAGATACGCTAGGCATTAACACTATTGGCATTGGCAGAAATCTGGATGACCGGGGTATTACAAAAGATGAACTAGATTGGATGGACTATCCTTCCATCGACTATGTTTATTCTGATGGCATAACCGAAGCGGATGCTATGTACCTCGCAAAGAATGACGTACAGATAGTCGAGGATGAACTGGTTCGCGCAC